ACCAACTAAGTTTACAACTAGAGCAAACATAGGAGCAGATCCTGAGCTAGTGACAACGTTTGGTCTTGGCAACCTAAAAGTAACCACCGCTAAAGGACTTAAAGATGACGGAAAAACTAACGTATGACCCAACTCCAGCTGACGCTCCTGAGTTTACAGAAGATGAACAAGACTCACTAGCTGTTGCGGAGAGATTAGGTCAAGAAGAATCTGAACTATATGCTGGTAAGTACCAGAGTGCAGAAGAATTAGAAGAAGCATACATTGAACTGCAAAGAAAATTAGGATCCTCTGATGAAGATGATGAAGTCGAAGAGACTACATTAGAAGATGATGAGTATCCTGAAGAGGTTGCAGCAGGTGTAGACTTAATCACTACTGCCTCAGAAGAATACTATGAGAATGAAGGAGCTATCTCTGAAGAAACAATGCAACGTTTTACAGAGATGTCTAGTTCAGATCTAGTAGAAGCTTACATGGCTATTAGAGATCGCAACCCAGATGTAGACGGCGGTGTAGCTGCTGACTTATCTGACGCTGAGATGAACCAAGTTTATAACTCAGCAGGTGGTGAAGCAGAGTATGGAAAATTAACAAGTTGGGCAGCTCAAAACTTATCAGAAACAAAGCTAGATGCTTTCAATGATATGATAGATAGAGGTAATTCTACCGCTATACAAATTGCAGTTGCTGGACTACGAGCTGAGTATGAAGCTCAACAAGGTTACGAAGGTCGAATGCTTACAGGTAAAGCTGCACAAGCTGCGGATGGATTCCGTAGTCAGGCTGAAGTTGTACAAGCTTTAAGTGATCCTCGTTATGAAAGAGATGAAGCATATCGTCAAGATGTGTATAACAAACTCGAACGTTCTGATATTGAATTTTAATTATGTCTAAAGCATATGATCCATCTGCACGTATTGATACGATGCAGGTAAAGTATAAAGTAAATGCTACAGGTGATCGTTGGTTCATTCCTTACAATGACAACGGCACTACAACAGAGCAAGTAGCTCAATGTAAAAAACAAGTTGGCAGTACAGCTGACGGTACAGACGCAGGAGCAGAACAGTAATGGCACCGATGGGACCGGGAACTTATGGTTCTCAAAAAGGCAGACCTAAAAAAAAGAAACCTAATCTTCTAGATAAACTAGCAGATAGAACTGGACAGAAACCCGGTTCAGGTAAACAAAAACTTCTTGACATGATGAAGAAGAACATGAAGAAAAGAAAATGACATGGCAGTCAAACGAAAGAGTGTTAGTCTAAAGATAGGCAAACATAAAAGTCGTTCAGGCGGCTTGACAGCTGCAGGTCGTAAGAAGTATAATGCAGCTACGGGTTCTAATCTAAAAGCTCCACAACCAGAAGGTGGCTCACGAAAGAAATCTTTCTGTGCTAGAATGGGTGGGGTCAAAGGACCAATGAAAGATAGCAAGGGTCGTCCAACACGGAAGGCACTTGCATTACGCAAATGGAAATGTTAACATGGCTAAACCCGGACTATATGCAAACATACATGCCAAGAGAAAGCGTATCGCCGCTGGCTCTGGCGAGAAGATGAGGAAGGCTGGTACTCCCGGTGCTCCCACAAACTCGAACTTCAAGAGAGCAGCTAAAACTGCAAAGAAGAACAAACTTAAGATAACATAATGGCTAACAATATCTTAAAAATTAAAACTACTAGAGGAGTACCTAAATATCTATACAACTTAGATAAAGAAAGGTACGGCGATCAGTATCGAACTATTAAAAAAATAGAAAAAGCTAAAAAGAAAAAGAAAAAAAATAAACGAACAGCATAACACTTACTTACTTCGTGGCGACCCGAACGATCGTCCTCGCCACAGGTATTTTCACCACTCTTATTACAACTATGATTACTTCCGAATACGGCAAGCAAAACATACATGCAAACGAAACTCCTCCGAGAGTTATCCCTAATTACCCCATAAACAAAAACCCTATTATGACAAACGAAGCAGAAAGATTTAACGGCTGGGCAGCTATGCTCGGATTTGTAGCAGCAGTCGGTGCCTACATCACAACTGGACAAATCATCCCCGGTATATTTTAATGGCAACAATTACTCTTCAAAAACAAGAACGAAATAATTGGGAAAGTTTTTGTAAATGGGTTACCAGTACAGAGAACCGCCTATACGTAGGATGGTTTGGAGTACTAATGATACCCGCACTTTTAACCGCCACTACTTGTTTTATACTAGCTTTCATTGCTGCTCCTCCAGTAGACATTGATGGCATACGTGAACCAGTAGCAGGATCTTTTTTATATGGTAACAACATCATCTCAGGAGCAGTGGTCCCCAGCTCCAACGCCATCGGCTTACACTTCTACCCAATCTGGGAAGCAGGAACTCTCGACGAATGGCTCTACAACGGCGGACCTTATCAACTCATTGTCTTCCACTTCCTTATCGGTGCAGCATCTTACATGGGACGTCAATGGGAACTTAGTTATAGATTAGGAATGAGACCATGGATATGCGTAGCTTATTCCGCACCAGTATCTGCAGCACTAGCAGTATTTTTAGTGTACCCTTTCGGACAAGGGAGTTTCAGTGATGGTATGCCTCTTGGTATTTCTGGTACTTTTAACTTCATGTTCGTATTCCAAGCAGAACACAATATCCTTATGCATCCGTTC